AGTAGATCTTGGTCTCAACGACTCATATGTATGGGTATAGGCCTGTATTATTCACCCACCTATTGAACTCTAAACACGAAATATTTGCTGGCGTCTGTCCCTACTGGACGTATTTGTTAATTCTGATGACCTATTGGACCCTCAATCTAATAGTGCCACAATCTTAATTGTGGCCCGGATGAAAGCTCACTATACGTTTTTATAGGGTGGACAAAATCGGAGGCTAGATCATCCCCATGGATCACAGAGCCGAAGATATATCAAAATAGACATGGATTCTTTATTTTCGAGCACAAACGGACAATTCTCACTTAACGGCACACAACACAATGTATATGCAATCTTATCGGATTCATCTGATAGGATTTCACCGAAAGTAGACCCTAAGAAGGAAACTCTACTAGACAGGATTCAGCGTGGAGTAGGATTTGAGATAGACTCTTCTGGTTTATCTCATTATTACCTTTCATCGATACGTCTTTCTCCAGGAAAGGGCAAGAAGAATGTTATCAAGAAAGATGTTAAAACAGCGGCAGTGAAGAAACGGTTTTTTTATAAACCAGTTGCACGGAAATATGACTTTGCATTTGATATCGAGGATTGCTTTGTTGGCTTTTGCTGTCCTACAGCATTGGTTGACGTTGCACCAAAATGTCGAATTAGAACGAACGTAGAAGTAAAATCATGGAAGAAGATTCCAGATGAAGAGAAAGAAAGACCCACGCATATACACAATGACATGGAAATGAAAACGATTGGCAAACCATCAACATCATGGGAAGCTCGGGAACAAGCACGACGAAACAAAAAGCAACACTCAATGAATGGAAACACGGTTGTAGAAATTTTTGGCGAACATATGACTTACATTGGTTTAACACTACATGGTAAGGAAATGACAATTGGAGTATATTGCAGAGAATTTGTGGAACTCAGATTTGATGTAGTAGATGAAAATCTGTGTTATCTGGTTGTTCCATGGAGCGCTAGGCAATGGGTATGTGATGAGTTCATAGAACGAGTCTTGATTTCAAGTTTTATGCGTTATAGTGAAACTTCTGACTGGATGGCAATTGCATATGATATTTTGCGCAATAGAATAGACTCAAATAAAGAGAAGCACGCACTTAATGGTAACATTGACAAGGAAAACACGAAACGCGACTCAAAAACTAGGCGATCCCCTGACAACACGCGACAAGCACGACTAATGGCACAAGACACGAAATTAGCACGAGATTTATTTCATGCTAACGTGAAATTTGTTAAACAACGACGACAAAATGCGGCTGACAAAGCAACAATGAAGCAATTGGATATAGCAACAAAACATTTTTATGAAAAATTAAGCGAAGAAGCAAGTGCATGGTACTCAGAAGACAATGTAGAATTTTTCACAACTGGGATGGTAGATGATTCCAG